CAGAAGATCGCGTCGCCCGCCACCAACAAGGCGTTCGAGAAGATGGGCGTCGATCTGCCGGCCGCGCTGAAGAAGGCCTATGCCGAGGGAAAGACGCCGCTCGAAGCCATTGCCGAGCTGACCAACAAGACGCTGAAGGGCGACCTGTCGAAGCTCGGCTATCTGTTCGAGGATGCCCAGGTGCAGCAAGGCCTGCGCCCGCTGATCCAGAACATCGAGGAATTTCGCAAGATCCGCGCCGAGGCGGGCAAGGCCGGAGGCACGACCGACAGCGACTTCGCCGACCGCATGAAGGATTCCGCCGAGCAGTCGAAACAGCTGAAGGTCAACGCGACGACGCTGGCCATCACGCTCGGCGCGCAGCTGCTGCCGACCATCAACGCGATCGTTACACGCGCCAACGCGTTCGCGACGTGGATCGGCGACGTCGCCAACCGCTATCCCAATGCGACCAAGGCCGTCGCGATCGGCGCCGCGGCGTTCGCCGGGCTGTTCTTCGTGCTGGGGGGCGGCGCGATCGTCATTGCCGGCTTGGTCGCGCCCTTCTCGGCACTGGCGTTCGCGGCCGGCGCGCTCGGGATCGGCATGCTGCCGGTCATCGGCATCGCGCTCGCGGTCGTCGCCGGCATCGTCGCGATCGGTGCTGCGGCCTATCTCATCTACGCCAACTGGGGCGCGATCGGCGGATGGTTCGCCGGGCTCTGGCAGGGCATCAAGGGGACGTTCGCAGGCGCGGTCGACTGGTTCGCCTCGCTCCCGACCCGGTTCGCGCAGATCGGCCGCGATATGATCTCGGGGCTGATCCGCGGGATCTTCGGCATGTTCGGCTCGCTGAAAAGCACGATCGTCGGCGTCGCCTCGTCCGCGGCCGGCTGGTTCAAGGCGAAGCTCGGCATCCATTCGCCCAGCCGCGTCTTTGCCGGCTTCGGTGGCAACATCGTCGACGGGCTGACCAACGGTATCGCCGCGCAGGAAGGCGAGCCCGTCAAGCGCATGGACCGCCTCTCCAGCCGCCTGACGTCCGCGATCGTCACCGGCAGCGCGATCCCGGCGCTGGCAATGGGCGGTGCTGCCGGCGCCGCCTCCGCATCGCCCGGCGCGGTGAGCGCCGCACCCCGCAGCTACACCATCAACATCAACCAGCAGCCGGGCCAGGACGCGCAAGCCCTCGCCCGCGCCGTTGCCGACGAGCTGGACTGCCGCGACCGCGAAACATCCGCGCGGCGCCGATCGTCCTTCGCCGACACCCCCGATTACGAGACCGTCTGATGCTGCTCGCGCTTGGCCTGTTTCCCTTCTCGATCCAGACGCTCGCCTTTGACGAGCTGGCGCGCCGCGCGAGCTGGCGCCACGCCACCTCGGCGCGGATCGGCGCGCGCGACGCGACCCAATATACCGGCCCCGGCGAAGAGACGATCACGCTGCCCGGCACCGTCTATGCCGAGATCGCCGACGGCCGCGTGTCGATCGACGAGCTGCGCCGCATGGCGGACAGCGGCGACGCTTGGTCGCTCGTCGACGGGCTCGGCTATGTCTATGGCGCGTTCGTCATCACCGGCATCGACGATCGCGCAAAGGCGTTCTTCCCCGACGGCACGCCGCGCCAGATCGACTTCGCGATCGACCTGCTGCGCGTCGACAGAGACGTCGCATGATCGCCAACATCGCCGCCGTTCGCGTCGTCGTCGACGGCACCGACATCACGCCGCTGCTCGAAGGCCGCGTCGCGCAGGCCAATGGCCGCCCGCCGCGTTGTCGCCTCGTCTCGCTCGGCATCACCGAAAAGCGCGGTGAGGAAGCCGACCAGCTCGATCTCGTCATCGACGATACCGACGGCGCCGTCGCCCTCCCGCCGACGGGCGCGAGGATCCACGTCTGGCTCGGCTGGAAGCAGGGCAGCGATGTCACGCCCGGCCTGGTCGACAAGGGATGGTTCATCGTCGACGAGGTCGCGCATGGCGGCCCGCCCGACCTGATCACAATCCGCGCGCGATCGGCCGACTTCACCAGCGACCTGAAGACCCGGCGCGAGAAGAGCTGGCACGGCACGACGCTCGGCGCGATCGTGACCGAGATCGCCGAGCGCCACCAGCTGACGCCGCGCTGCGCAGCCAGCCTCGCCGACATCGCGGTCACGGCAAAGGCACAGAACCGCGAAAGCGACCTCGCCTTCCTCCGCCGCCTCGGCCGGGAGCGCGGCGCGGTAGCGAAGATCGCGCGCGGCGTGCTGATCTTTTCGCCGATCGCCGCCGGCATGACGCCGTCCGGTAAACCGATCGCAACCGTTACTATCGCGCGGCGCGACGGCGATGCCCACCACTTCAGCCGCCAGAAGCGTAACGACGTGCCGGGGGTGAAGGCAACATGGCACAACCGGAAGTCCGGCAAACGCGAGCAGTTCTTGGCCGGGGAGGCGGAGGGGGCAAAGATGCTGTCGCGCGTCTATGCCAACGAGGCGGACGCGCAGGCTGCTGCTAATGCGGCGAATGGCCGCGCGGGTCGCGAGCCGGTTTCGATCAGTCTCACGCTCGCGTTTGGCCGACCGGACATCCACGTTGACATGAAAGCGAACGTCAGCGGCTACAAGACCCCGATCAATGATGCCGCCTGGTTGGTGGCGGAGGTCGCGCATTCGTATGGCAACCGGGGGTACCTGACCTGCCTTAAACTCGAAGCAGTATGACGTTCGGACGTCCGAGGTGAGCAGCTAATTTATGGCGAGCCAGCGTGCCGGCTAGGCTGCGTCGACGCGTCTATTGTAGAGTACCGATAAAAAAAGAGCCCGCAGTTTCCTGCGGGCTCGGTCGTAGCCGAATTAGAAGCCGGAGCCTCCGTCGCTACGCATAAACGAGATCGTCATATCGAGACTCCCTTCTCTACGGTTATATATATCTCAGAACCGGTTTACCAACGGTTAAACCGCTAAGCTCGTTCCGCCGCCGTCCGTCGGCGTGCCGGTTTCCGTGGCTGTATGCCCTATCAACCCACGAGCCGCTAGCCCCTCTTTCCACCAAACCATAATCCCTTGTTGGGGCAAAATGATGTCGTTTAGCTCCCACCTGAGGAAGGATTGCGAATTGCCAGTTGGCGCCAATTCTCCCGGATGAATGGCGCGCGCGCGCACCGCCAAGCCCAAGCCCGTCTTATCAATAACTGTCAACGTCAGCGCTTTGGTGAGCTGGAAAGAGCGAAGTACTTCCGTATCTTCAATTTCTTTCATCATAATATAGTCAGCTTGAACCCGTACGTCGCTTCCAGGACTTAATAAATAATCACCAAAAGCGACGTTCGCATCCGCCTCACTATCATTCTTTAGAGCGGCCTGTAGTTGTTTATTAGCGTCATCAATTTCATTAGACGACTTATCAATGCCATCCACTTTAAATGAGATTATTCTCACAAGGGGCTTTAATTCATCAAATTGCGGATTGGGCAAGCTCAGGGCCATAGGCAATAGGTATGACGATCCTGGAGACCGGGTGGGATCCGCAATATTCCGCGTAACTGCTGATAGAGACGCTTCAACCTTAATGTATTTGCGACCTGCAAGCCGCCCCTGCCCGGGATCCCAACGGGTTAAAGTGTAAGTGACATCTAGGCGATCCCGCGTAATAGGACGGTTTAAAATCTCCTTAATCGTATCCAGCACTGCGGGGGGATGCGAGTTGCCAAAAAGTGCATCAAACACATTATTAGATATTTGCTGCGCTTTATCAGATAGCTCTTTATTTAACCGGTTTCGGTTCGCTCTCTCAAAAAAATTTGAAACCAAAAGCGAAACCAAAAGCGCGACACTGAGGCCCTTTAATGTTTCAGCAAGCGCTAGGTAGACATTCTTGCCGGCAAAACTGTGGGATTCTTCATGAAACTTAGTAATGGCATTCTCACAGCCTACGCTGACTTGGCTACCTATCACGCAACCCTTTAGTAATTCGACATAGCCATCGGGACCTTCAGCATATTGCTGTACAAATATGCCGAGGACAAATAGCAACACACCGACTAAGCCAATCAGCCACGTCGCAAGGGGGGTCTTCTCCAGCTCGGGAGCCCAGGAATTGGACGGGCTAGCTGCTTTGTGTTTGTCTTTATTAGGCAAATCATGTCCCCACTAGCCAGTGATGGCGCCCCAAAAGGGTCATCTATTGTGAGCCTACGCGAAACAAGTACGCTTGTCGCGGGCCCTCTGCGACCAGGCGAAGCGGGCTGCATTGCGGCGGTGGACCACATCCGAAATTGTCGAGAGGCCCCTATTCTTGTTGGAAATGGTGCCCTACGGATCGGAACATAATAAGAACGATATGAGTCGGCGTTATGGTGTCAGTGTTCCAGTCTCAGCCCTGTTGCGAGCGCGGATGCGCTCTGTGTGAAACCGCCTGCGCTATGCTCGCCGCCGTGCGGGACGATCGTCATGACCGTCTTCAGATCCGGCTGGAGGAGCACCGACGGCGACCGGGGTCTCGAACACAAGCGGCCCTTGAAGAAGCCCGAGCCCTCTGGGAAGCAGCAGTGCGAGCTCATGCGCGAGAGCTTCCTGCGACAGCCCCTCCGACGCCTTTAGAACGCCCAGGAACATACGCTCCAGTGCACGCACATCCGGCAGCAGTACCTGCATGGTTGCGATCTGCACGGTCGGCTTAGCCGGCGGAGGTGACGCTCCTTCGCTCGGGTCGTCGATCTCGCCGGTTAAGTATTCCGCGGTCGTCCCGAGGGCTCTGGCGATTTTGTGGATATAAGAGGACCCTAGACTGATCCCCGCCTCGAGCTTGCCTATGGTCGGCTGTGTGACGCCGACCATCTTGGCGAGCTTCGCTTGCGACAGCCCTAAGGCACGGCGCCTCTCAGTTATTCGCTCGCTCGTATGCATACCTATTAAATATTCCAACAGGAATTACGGGGTAGCAACGAATGCGCATTGACTGTGCTATTCTTATAAGAATATGTAGCGGCATGGAATCGACCATGACACCGCAGCAAGCGTTCAGCGAAGCGCTCCACCGCGCGGGTTCGCAGGCCGCGCTGGCGTCGATCGTCGGCAAGCGTCAACCGGCCATCTCCAAGCGTTTGAACGGCTCCTGCCGCGCCGAGGCAGACGAAGTTCTCGTCATCGAACGCAAGCTTGGCGTGTCGCGTCATCTCCTTCGTCCCGACATTTTCGAAGAGGTAATCGGGGAGGCTGCCGCCGTCGATTGTAATCGATCCGCGTTTTTCCAGCGGAAGGCATCGCTGTGACCAAGCCCCGCATCCCCGACACCTTTCCCGATGCGATGATCAAGGTTCTCGCGCAGATCAAAGGGGAAGGCGCCGCTGCCGCAGTCGGCAAAGCCGTAAGCACCGTTTACGCGTGGGCCAACCCGAACAGCGATACGTTGCCGTCGCTTCTCGAAGCGCTTGCGCTCGACACTGCGCATCGGCTTGCTGGTGGTGAGGGGGCGCCGTTCCGTGACGCGTTCAGCCATCAGCTCGGTATCAAGGTTAAGCAGGAGGATGCCTGCCGGCGCCAGCTGGTTGCGGATTCGATCGACTTCGTCCGCGAGGCAGGTGAACTGACCTCCGCCCTTTTCAGCGTCTCCCAACCCGGCGCCTCCCCGCTCGATCATCATCGCGCGCTGGTCGAGGCGCAGCAGGTTGACGGCGTTCTGCGTCGCATCCGCCGGCGCCTGCCAAATTTCCTTCGTCCCGCCATGTCGACGGGGCCGGGGAATGCCGGGGGGACCCATCAGTGACGAAAAAGAGAAACTACACGCCCCGCGTTCCCGCGACGGTGTGTCCGCACTGCCTGACGCGGTCGATCGCCTATGACTCGGTCGAAATCGACCGGCTGACGCGCGAGATCCGCTATGTCTGCCAGAACCCCGATTGCGGCCATACCTTTGTGGCGCAGCTCGGCATCTTCCGCACGGTCCGGCCGAGCATGATCCCGAACCCCGCAATCCGCCTGC